TTTTTTCCTCTTTTTCCCTCCCCGCCGCCTTTCCGTTTTTTTTTTTTTTTTTTTTTTTTTTTAGTGAATTAAAATTAGTCAATTACCCACCTACGTTTTACCATGGTGGTATCCATCTCCCTAAACAAAATTTAGAATTTAGCTATCTTTTTGGGTTTTTATAAATATGCTTATTAATGTAGTTCCTTCCGCCGATTATGACTTGGGCTATATAATTAATGTTCCTTATCCTGTCCGTTTACTTAAAAGTGTTCGAGCCACTCATCATACATAGAATCATATGGAATTGTCCATAAGATTTGTCCGTACTCACGAGCAACTCTGTTGTATCGTTTAGCAAGGTTCTCATAGTATTTCTTTCCATGATGGAAAGCAAACTTGAAAGCCTCCTTAACATGTACTGCCATCGTTTCCTCCTCTAACTCATTCTCTGATGGTCGGATCCAGTTGAAAAGTTCCTGAATTGTCTCCTCATCAATTGCTGCAAAATATCTAAATTGTGCATCTTTAATGGGGACACATTTCAAGAAATCTGCCTCGCCTGGTTTCAACCATTTCATTTCTGGGTTCTTCTTGGGGTCTGTCAATGTGCACCCTATCGTATCAAACCATCCACGTTGTACTGTGGTTGGATTATACCAATCTGTTATATATGGGACGGGTGCTAATGTCGCGTCGTCTCCCATAAACGCTGCTGCTACGTCTCTAAAGAAATCATCTGCTGTTGCTTTAACTCCTGCTTTCGCAGCCAAGTCTAGGTAAACCATACCTTCGGCTTGGACATGTGAAATTGAGTTGATTTCTATCGTTCCTTTATCTCCTGATGCTTCGCCATCATAGGCCTCATACACAATGTTTCCATTAATATGAATTCTCTGAGTGCAAGCATATGCATTGCGTTGTCTTGTCTTATAGAGATCTACATCTCCAGTCAGAATAAATTCTGATTGGGATAAGACCTCCCATGCTGAATGTATAAGCACTGCTCTCATTGCCTTTCCATCCCACTGTTCTACATCATAATTGATTCGTTGTGATGCATTCTTGTTGTTTAATTCCATCTGTATGTCAGACATACCTGTTCCAAATATATCGAGCCCTAATGCATGTTGCATATCGAGTCCCATCTGTTTGTAATAAGATAACAATCTACCATACAGCATGGTTCTAACAATCAACTGAGCCATGTTGCAATTATTAAATGTTCTAGTTTTTCCTTGTTCCACTTTTGCAAGTGGACGCAATTCGTCTTTCAAACAATCTGCATAATAATTACAATATGTCTCTCCTCCTTCTGCGTATGATGCATAAACTTTCTTTATCTCCTCACGCATAAAAGCTATCGGTTCATAGTATGGTTCTTGGTCCGAACCCCTATTAATTAAATATCCCAACTTACCGGGTAGGTTAGCTGGTTTATGCAATGTATAGGGATATCCTGGTGATGTTCGGACGTTCAATCCTTCTATCTCTCCTGGAATACCGTTTATCGCTTCCTCTATCGTCAAAATGCCTAATGGTCTATCTTTGATAAATTCCACAAACTTATGTATCATGGCATTCCTAATCTTCGTCATGTTCTCCATATTCAAGGGTTTAAATCCTTTTCCAAACTTATCCAATCCTCGGGCTCGAGGTGATGGATACTGGTCATTATATCTGGGGTCCTTTGGCGATAGTACTGCTGGTTCCTTAGTATGTTTAAATAGTACATCATGTATTGGTGATTTACAAATATCAGTTTTATCCATTTGGTAAAGGGATTCCTCTTTTGGTAGGTATCCCAATAACAGTTGGTTTCCTGTTGGTTGCAAACCGCCAGCACACTGTAGTTCCATCTCATTTCCGTCATCTACTCCATTACCTTCCATCATTGGTTTTGTGATTTCTGGTAATATCTTTTCTAACATCTCTTTACATACAAGAACTGACAATCCTATTTTGTGTCGTTTTCCGCCACTAATGTGTATACCTACTATCTTTCCATTGATTTGGGCATTATCCACTATAAGCGGTGAACCACACTGTCCTACTCTCGTTGCTTCATGGTATTTCCATCCTTCCAGAACACAATAGGCAATTCCTTGCTCGTTGTTTTCTGAAGGTTCATGACAGTATGCTCCAATCGATATTATCTTCTTCATTCTGGATCTTTCAAATCCATCTCTCTCTCTAGTCAATAATGTTGCTGGGCATCCATCTGCTCTTCCTAATTCCGATGCTGCTGCGAAGTGGTTCAATATCTTCCTACATGCTGGTATGCCTGTTGCTCTAACATTGAAAACGGCGAAGTCTTGG